CGTTGCACGGATGAAAGCTCCTGAACCTCTGCCCTTCATCGGCAGCTGTTACAACTGCCACGAAGGTCTGGAAGCCGGTCATCGCTTCTGCGATATCGACTGCCGGGATGACTTTGAAGCCCGCAAACGTAGCAGAGCCCAAAAGGTGTACTGATATGGCCTCGAGTCTTCACGACTTGATGCAGGCAGTCGGGGTGCTGAACCACCCTGACTGGTTCTCGGAGATCACACTGCCGAACTGGCCAATGCCGCATCAGATGGACATGATTAAAATCTACCCCCGGAATGTAAGGTTCGGGGATTTTTCTGAGCCAGGCTGCGTAAGCGCAGACACGGAGTATCTGACCCCTACAGGGTGGAAGCGGATTGACCAGTACGACGGCGGGATGGTTGCTCAGTTCCACCCTGACGACAAAAGTATGTCATTTGTGCAGCCCTCTGATTATATCGTGAGCCCTTGCGAAGAAATGTTCGTGGTTAAGCCTAGCAGAGGCTTGAACATGAAGCTGAGCGCTGACCACAGGGTATTGCACTATACCCCTGGCGGCAGTCACTACAGAGTAGACCGGATGGACAAGGTGGCAGCAGTCCATGAGCAGCAAGTTAACGGATTTAGAGGGCTGTTCTGCACCACGGCAAAATTCTCGGGGGCAACGCGGACCGGACTGACAGAAGCTCAGCTACGAGTACAGGTAATGACTCTGGCGGACGGGTCGTTCACTGCAGGGGCCGGCACACGCTGCAACGTAAGGGTGTTAAAAGCCCGCAAGAAAGCAAGGTGTAGAGCGCTGCTGGAATCATCAGGTATTCCGTTTAAGGAATACGCTGCTCCGCAGGGTTACACAGTATTCAATTATTACAGCCCTCTCAGATGCAAAACCTACCCTTCGAGCTGGTGGGGTTGCAGCGAAGAAGAAAGGGCAGTGATTCTTGACGAGGCCCGGTACTGGGACGGTAACGAACCCAAGAAATCTACAAGAGCTTTTAGGTTTACGTCAGCCCATAAGACGGACGTAGACTTCATACAGTTCTGCGCAGTAACGCTAGGCGTAAACTGCACAACAAAGCACCGAAGGACGAGGATACTTGGCGGGAATGAGTTCGACGAGCACACCGCCCTGGTAAGCAGCAAGGGTCTGCTCAGTGGGATAGCGAGCTCAACGACTAAAACTCTTATCAGCGTCGAGCCCACAGAAGACGGAAAGATGTACTGTTTCACTGTGCCATCGTCATTCTTGGTTTTGCGCAGGAAGGGAAAAGTCTTCACCACAGGAAACTGCGGCAAAACTTTTCCGGCCCAAGTGCATGCCATTTTCATGGCAGCGATTGGCAACCGGGTGGTCTTCGTCACGCTGCCTGCGCTCATCCCGCAGTTCATGAAGGAGTTCGAGGAATTCTTCCCCGGCATCGGCCGGCGGTTGAAGATTGAGGACCTGGACTGCTCTGCAGCGCACAAGAAGAAGCGCGAAACCCGGTGGGAGGTCGAAGGCTGGCCAGACATCCTGGTCATGTCCTACGACATCTACAGGCTCTACAACGACAAGCACCCGGTGAAGAACATCGGGAACAACCTGTGGCGGCTGCGCAACGTGAACGCCATCGGCACCAAGGAGGAATTCTCCACCGCCTACTTCAATGCCGATGGAGATCCAAAATTCCCGAGGGCCCAGGCCTACACCACCGACGGCCGTGTCATCAACATGAAGCGCGGCACGGCCAAGAACACGAAGCAGATGATGCTGCGGGAGCGGGACTACAACGTGATGTTCTTCGACGAAGGGGATGCCCTGTGCGGCCTCGAGTCGATCTTGTCCGAGTCGGTGGCCGAGATGAGCATGCGGTTGAAGGACGATGTGGCGATTTACATCATGACCGGCACGCCAATCCCCACCAAGCTGCACAACGCCTACGGCATCATCCGGCTGATCAACCCTGACGCCTACTTGAACAAGGCAGCGTTCATCCGCCAGCACTGCGAAATGAAGGAGTTCAACATCCCGCTGCCTGGCGGGAAAAGCAAGAAAATCAAGGAGATAGCAGGGTACTTCGACACCGAGAAGCTGTACGAATCGCTGTGGAAGAATGCTCACCGCGTGCAGAAGCGCGATGTGCTGGACCTACCTGAGCCGCTGATCAGTGAGGTCCCTGTGAGGCTGTCCGGGGCGCACAATAAGCTGTACCGGCAGATCGTTAACGACCGCTTCGCAGTCCTGGGTGACCAGGTGCTGGCGCCGGACAACGTGTCAGCCCTGCGACACCTGGCCCTCCAGGTGATCAGCTGCCCGGGGCAATTCGACCCGGCCATGAGCGACAACAGCGAGCTGGCCAAGGCCACGTACCAGCTGGTGCAGACCTTGAAGCCGGAGCCAAGCCGCAAGCTGATCATCTTCGCGTTCTACCGACGGGCCATTGAGGAACTGGCCAAGCAGTACGCTCACTACAAGTGCGCCGTGGTCTACGGTGGCACAGCTGACCGGGCAGCGGAGATCGAGAAGTTCCAGAACGATGATGAGTGTGAGGTGATCATCATCCAATGGGTCTCTGGTGGCGCAGGGTTGAACCTGCAGGTGGCAGGCTACATCATCTTCTACGAGTGCCCTACCTCGCCCAAGGCAGCCAAGCAGGCCATCGCCAGGGCAGACAGGAAGGGCCAGAAGAACATGGTCAACGTGTTCTTTATGCGGGTGTTGAAGACGCTGTCGGATAAAAATTTCAAATCGTTGTTGACCAACGAAGAAAGCAATAACAGGGCAATCAAAGACAAGCACGACCTGCTCTTTGAACTGCTCGGTTGACAGAGGTTGGACTGCTCTGTATAAAACAGTCTGCGCTAGCGGATATCTCGCTAGTTGCCGATGATAATGACGTTGAACTGAACCCTAAATATCAAACTGAGAGAGACTACGACCATGGCACTTAGCCGCGCTAAAGTAACCGAAACCACCACCGAGACCAAAGCAGCAGACGTTGCTGAAACTGTTGCCCAGGACACTACTGGTCAAGAGACTCAGGCGGTCAATAAAGATGAAGTGAAGCAAGCCCAGGCGGAAGCTAAAGGCGTTGAAACCGGCGCTGAACCAGAAGCAACTCAGCAAGCGGAACCAGCGGCCGAAACTGCTCAGGTAGCGGAAGCCAAGCCGGATCCAGAAGCTGAGCAGTTCGAGCAGACCGCAGTGGCCCCTCGCAGCGAATCCACCGCAGTAGCTGCTCCTGGTGCAGCGCCGGGCGCCATTGGTGGCGCGATGGCGAAGTTCAAGGATGAGATGGCTGCCGAAGGCTTCGAGGGCATGAACCTCACCGGTATGTCGTTTGACCGTGTGAAGCTGCATGAAGGTCAGTTCCTGCTGGGCAGCGAAGAAACCAAGCTCGGTGAACTCATCCATGTGCAGATCATGAGTAGCCGTGAAATCTACGTGGTACGCCAGTACTCCGGTAACGGCGCTGAAATGTTCTACAGCTACGACAAGGCTGGCAAGCTCAAGACGGATGGCAGCAGCGCGCAGGAAGTTCTGGACGAGTGGCTGGAAGACGGCTACGGCACCCCAGATAAGCCGCTGGAGATCAAGACCTACATCGAAGCCATGGCAGTATTGGTCAACCGTACCGACGACTACGACCAGCACATGGTATCGCTGTCTATCCCACCAGCGTCGAAAGATCGTCTGGCAGGGGCCTTCGCGGTTGGTCGTCAACGTCTGCAGGCCGGCCCAACTCAGCTGGTGATCGAGTGCAAAGTTGGCGCCAAGGTGGGCAGTGGTGAAGAAGCCTTCCGCCCTTGGATCTTCAAGGCGCACAGCAAGGCTGAATAAGCCCACCCTGTAGTGCGAGCCCGATCAGGCAACTGATCGGGCTTTCTTTTCCCTAAAAATCGAGGTTCACATGTCCAAAGATCACGGTATGACTGGCGGCTTTCACGACGCAATCCTGAAAGACGTAGACCAGGCCCTGGTGCAGCGTATCTGCCCTGAGCTGACCGAAGACGATGCGCGGGCTATAGTCAACAAGCCGTTCGACGCGATGGTCACAGAGCTGGCCAAGCCAGGCCAGACCATGAAGGATGAGCTGAAATTCAGCGGCTTCCTCGCACTGCTGCAGATCTGCACAGCGGTGATCAATCGCGGTAACGAGCTGGACACGGTCAAGAAGCGCATCGTCTACAACAAGGACGTGCCCGGCACCCCAGAAGCGCGCCTGCCAAGCAGCCAGGGCCTGGCCGATGCGTTCGATAACCTCGACGCTGACAAGATGCACCTGCTGCACATGGCTGTCGGCCTGGCTGGCGAGGCCAGCGAGATGCTTGAGCAGGTGGTTCGCCACATCCTCGGCGAACCGCTCGACGGCGAGAACGTCCGTGAAGAAGGTGGCGATGCCGCGTTCTACATCGTAGGCCTGCTGAACGGCATTGAAACCAGCCTTGGCGAAGCGCTGATGGCGAACAAGGCCAAGCTGCTGGGCAAGCGCTACAAGAACGGCTATAGCGATGCAGCGGCCCAGGCGCGCGCTGACAAAGCGGAGGGTCAGTAAATGACTACGGTAATTTTTGCTTCGCCGGCTGGCACCGGCAAGACCTGCTTTGGCGAAAAGCTGGCACGACACTTCGGCTGCACGTCAGTGGTCGAGGCAGAAGAACTGCTCGGCATGTCCGAGACGGTCCAGAAGCATAAGCTGAGCAATGCCTTGATCCTCTGCCAAGACGCCTCAGAAGTGCCGTTCAGCCCTTACATTCGCGCCCGGCGAACGCTGCAGCGTGAAGAAATGAACGCTGCTATGGCGAGGGTCGGCGGGCGGAACATCTGGAACGAGGACGGCTCGGTTAACTCGTTTGGCGTCGGCAAGTAAGTGGGCCGGCTCTGGTTCATCCTGGGCCTGGTGGTGGCGGTGTTTTGCATCGCCATCCTTAAATTCCTGCACGTTCTGACCTGGCTGATGGTTGTAGCCGGGCTGTTGGTGCTGGTTGGATTTTTGGTTGGGAGACGGAAATGCAAGAGAAAGAGCAAGTAGCCTACACCTTGAAGGTGCCGGCGTGGCAGCACCTGCCGGTCTCTGTGGACCTCGAGACGATGGGCCTGGGCACAGATGCCCCAGTGTTCGCCATCGGCGCTGTGCGCTTCACAGAGGACGGCAGCCCGCTGCCAGAAGACTGTCCAGGTGAGTTCTACCAGCTGATCAACCTCCAGGGCCAGAGCCCTGTAGAGATCAGCGCCCTGCACTTCTGGCTGGAGCAGTTGCCTGCAGCGCGGAATGAGCTGCTGCTCAGCAAGGATGCCCCTCTCTTGCACCGCGCGCTGGGTAATTTCAGCGCGTGGCTGCTGGCGGGCTACCTCCGCGTAGGACTTGTCGGCCAGACCTTTGAGGGCGCCCTGTGGGCCCGCGGAGACCGAGACTCGGCTTGGCTGGAAACCCTGTACAAACGCTGCGGGTACCCGCTGCCATACCGCTACAACAAGGTTGGCAATCAGCGCACTCTGCTCGACTTCGCTGACCGCAACCTGCACCTCGATGTGTGGCTTCCGCGCGAAACGGTAATGCACCATGCGCTGAATGACGCCCGCTACCAAGCCGAGTGCTTGCAGCAGGTGTTCAAGCGCTACCCGAACCTCGACCACATCATCGAACCGGAGTAATCGCCATGCCACTCGTAATGCACAAGTTCCCTCTGCGCACCGGAAAGAACGTAATCGTCGCTGACAGCAAGCTGTGCGGCCCTAACTGTCATGTAGCAGTTCAGGCGCAGGAACTGCAGGTATGGGCACAGGTTGAAATCCCGAAGGGTGCGTCTCCTGAGCATCGCAACGTGGTAGACAACGAGATCTACGTTGCTCTGACCGGCGAGGCCCTACCCTACGCAGCCCACCGCTGTCAGTACATCGGTACCGTCCTCATGAACGGGGGCGGTTTTGTCGTCCACGCCTTCATCATTCATGAGGCCTGAAATGTCCAATTACCCGCTGCAAATCAATGACTTCCGCGCAACTGTTAAGCATGCCTATTACGGCTGCTCCGACAAGGAGCTGCACTGTGCGAAGGTCGACCGTCGGTTTGCTACCTGGCAGACCGGCGCAGCGGACTTTCTGACCCGTTACATCCGCCCGATTCTCGAAGACGGCGGATCGCCACGGGAAATGATCGTCGCTCACGACGCCGGCCGCGCTTACCGCACCGG